AAGCCGGTTTTTCAGTAACTTTTTCAATCCACGTTTTATCTATACAAGACAATAGGTAATCAGATAATTCGACCTCATCACCCGCGTTAAATTGAGTCGTTACCGCTCCACTCTGTGAGCCTTTGAAGCTTTTTAAAATCTTATACATTATTCAACCTTTGGTATTTTGTGCTGGTCTGCTATCGGTGCCGAATGGTCATAAGCCTTTTCGATAGCTTCAGCAGTCGGTAAATTTTCGATTGGGGTCATTGTCAATTTGACCTCTCCGCTGTCTAAATGTTCATAGCTGACATCTAGCGTGTCATAACCGTATAACCTTTCCGCAGCGGTGGAACTTGAGTCCATCAATGATGTATTTTTAGGGAAGTTTAAACTAATCCCCCGCGCGTGTGCCTGGCCTAACCAAAATTCTACACAAGCCCTACCTTTTTCCGCGTGGTGTACATTTTTATAGGTGAAATCCATACCAAAAACGCTAATCTTTGCAGCGTTTAAATGTACCGCCAACGCTACCGCATAAGCAGCTGTAGAATTGAAATAGTCATAGCCTAAATTATTTAAAACATCTTCAAGTGGAAATTCTATTAAACTGGGGTAGTCTTCATGATCTCGGCTAGTAACTACCGGTGTTTTAGTCGTTTTTAACCACTTAACCATCGCCCCAATATTTGAATCTGGTAGCGCTTCCGCTCTAACTTCTTGGATTCTAACATCGTCCATGTGAAAAATTAAATCACTACTAAAGACATCACCCAAAGCATTAATCGACCACACCTCATCGCAAAATTTACTTTTACCGCCCTGCCTTTTAGCTATATCTAAATACTGGGCTACGCTCGGCCCCAAAGCTAAAATAGTTATATGTTTTCCTGATTTATCACTTAACATTTATTATCCCCTCGCCGGAATTGGTGCCGAGTTTCACGGCTTGAGCGGACGAGCGCCCAACTAATTCTAAATTATGGGTTTGTGGTTGGCGCTAGATCTGGATGACCAAGAACAGCTGCCACCGCTACAACGCCAACGGAAGTTACACCAGTCTGCACAGCATCAACGCTTACATAACGTTTATTACCTGTATAACCAACACGTTTGGTGACTTCTTTAGTTGTGCCGGTCGTTCTAGGCGTTGCAGCCAGCAAACTTGCAAGCGCTTCAGTACCAAGTAAATCGGTATCTGCAACGCTTGTTAGCGCGCCTGTTGCGTCGCCTTCTTTAACAATTAAAGTTACCACTGTGCCTGTAGTTGTTACCGCACCGTATGACGCGACAAACTCACAAGACAAAAAACCTTGTCGGTCGATTACAGTGCCCGTTTTTGTAGCATTTGCGCCGATTGCCAACGGAGAAATAACCGTTTTAGTCCGCACGTTATTATGTAAATCTCTCATTTTATTATCACCTTATTTCGGATGTTTGCCGAATACAATTAAAGCCCGTTTTTACGCGGGCGGTTTTGTTTAGCTAGTCGCGAACTTCATTAACTTAATCGCTTCATAGTTATGAATTCCGCCACCGTTGCGACGTCTAAAGTTGAACTTGGTTTTCCCTTTGGCCGTGATATTGTCACGAATCAAAGTGGTACCAGTACGATTCACAACAGTATAGCCGCGTGCAAAGTTACCATAAGCCAACGAATAACTACCCGCGCCCACATCGGCCATATTGTCGTCGATTTCAACTGGCGAACCTAAAAAGCGACCACCAAAACCGGCTGAAGCGTCAGGATTCCACAAGTAATAAGCGCCTGAACCGTCTTTAAACTGGCGCATAGTGTTAAGCGTTGCGTCACTAGTTAAAAACACGGCGCCCGGTCTATATTGAGATTTTAGAGCACCTTGTAATTGAACTACTTGGTCACCTGGGTTTGAACTAGCAAAAGCACCAGCCGCACCGGATGCGATATAACCAACAGAGCCCCAAGTATAGGACGCGTTAGCAATATTTGTATAAGAAGTAATACCGCGCGCTTTACCTACACCATCACCACTCACGTACTCAGAACCAAGGCCTTCAGCAAAAGCAATAGCGGCTTCTTCGGCTAGATCCGATTCAAGATTCACAGAACTATCTTCTAGGGTTTCATTAAACACCCATGGCTCAACTTCGGCAGTGAATACGTCGAGTATAATTTGATCATACTTAGGTTCTGTTGTTTCGCCGCCAGTGCTGCCGTCATCAACTCGACGCATCGCCATACCAGAAGTTTTAACAAGCTTCTTATATTGATTTGTAGAGATTGTTTTGTTGCTAGCAAGTCTACCAAGTGTTGAAATAGTCCCAACAATACGATCAATTTGTGAGTCCATTTCTGGTAGCACTGTATAGCCGCCGTCTGGATCACTGCCAGAATTCATTGCCTTTAATTGCAATTCATTCAAGCCATCAGTCTGCCCTTTGCGAACAAAACGAGAGAATGATTTTTTGTGCTCTTGCTGGTCTTCGGTTAGTTCGTTTTCAGCATTTGGGCGGCCAGACTTCTTATCGAAATCAGCCATTTCCTTAGCAAGATTATTCATTTCTGTATTGATCAACGAAAGTTTTTCGTCAAGATCAGAAACTGATTTTCCACTCGCTAATTTATCAATTTTCTCGTCATTAGTTTTCTTGTACTGATCCCAAGCTTCATTTTGCTTGGTGATACCGTCTGCAATATCTTTGATTTCCATAGTTTTTTGCCCTAAATGGGTGATTTTAAGTTTTTTATAGCCTCAGATAACACGGCCATATCTTTGTCAGCTCTTGAATCACTCAAAGCAAAACCTTTTATTCGACTTATAACAGCTTGGGATTCTCGTTTTGACAGACCTGATTCTCTCAAATATGCCTCAACGTCCCTTAAGTTCTCTAAATTCTCTATACTTTTTACGTTCTGTACTCGCGCTTCATCGTTAGCAGGAAAAGTCACCAGCGATGTTTCCCATAAATCGACCTCTGTTAGCGTAGTAATGCCGCTTTTTCTGTCAAACTCTTCGCTCTTCGGAACAAACCCAATAGATAAACCACTAATCGCTTTCAACTTCATTAACTCGTAAGCTTCTGCCCCACGTTGAGTTTTCATTGCGATCTGACCGGAAAGTTTTAAACCTATATCATCTTCTTCCATCGAAGTGAAAACACCAAGCGGTTCTGCGCTATTATGCTGCCACAACATAGCTGGCATAGTGCCTTTTTCTTTGTGCGACTTTAGCGAACTAGCAAAAGCACCTTTTGAAACAATTTCTTGATAGCTGTCAACTACTCCAAACACACTTCCGTAACCTGAAAATGTGCCATCTTCGCCGACTTCTTTTATATTAAATAAAAAGTCTTTTTGCTTAAGTTTCATCTGTGTCATCTTCCTGTGTCGCTGCTGCACCGACTACATTAGCAGGTATTCTTAATTCGTTTGATAGTTCGCTTTCGTCTGGATTTAAATCTAACAGCGCTCGACCTTCGTTAGCTGTCATCATTCCGCCGTTTACGTAACCAAGTATAACATCTTTGCGGGTTTCCATCGAACCACGCAGAAGAGCGTCGTCTATGAACCGAGAGTATAAGCCGCCAGCCCTTTCATCATCCGTTAAAAGGTTAGCGTCAATGCTCTGCTCAATTCGTTTATACCATGGGGATAAAGTGTGGACAACGTGTGCTAAAAACATCTGCTCGGCGCTGGCGTAGGTCGTATTTTTTGACTCAGCACCAACCATAATTGGATTAACTCGAAAGAATCTGCATATCTCCTCGACTTGATAACGGCGGGTCTCTAGGGTCTGAGCGTCCACACTGGTCATTGATGTCTGCGAATACTTGGCATTCCGGTCTAACAACATCACACCAGAATTACTACTGCCTTCTATATTTGCGCTTATCCATTTTTTTAATGCCTTATACTGATCATCTTTTAAAACTCCATCGACACTATAAATGCCGCTAGTTTTAACGCCGTTTTGTTGTGTGTGTATTTGTTGGGATTCAATTTCGGACGATAAGAGGATGGATTTTCTGGCAAGCTTTACCGCGTCCAATCCTTGCCAACTATTCCACGACGGGCCTTTGATATGCCAAATTGATTCACCTGGGAATATTTTAGAACTGCCATTCTTGCCAGTTACTTTATATTGTAGCGTTAGATGCTCATCATCACGAAGAACTTCAACAGAACCCGGTGCAAATGGTATTAATTCCATTATTCCGCGCTTTTCTGATCGATTTATAAATGAGTAATGATTGCCGACTAGAACCGCGTGCATCGCTATCGTTTCGCGATATTCAAAGGATGTTTGCCATTCGTTAGGCTTTACTGATAAGACTTTATAGAGTGGGTGGTCTGTTGCTGGCGCTCTGTTGTCGCCGTCCCTTTTCATTATTTTTAATGGTACTTGTGCAATACCCTCACCGATAACACGCACGCACGCCGAAACCGCCGAAACCTCTAGCGAAGTAACAGCCGATACGCTACCACTAAAAACTGTATTTTCAGCTATTGCTTTTCTAATCTCGTCTAGCGTCTGACCAGATTTTTTACTAGCCGAGTTAAACCAGTTCGAAAAAAACATTAATCATTTAGCCCCATAGATTCATAAAAACTTTCACCGTCTTCAGCCTCTACTAAGTTTAGCATGCCAATAGCCATTGTTAAAGCAATCATGCCATCTATGCGCCCTATAGCCTTGTGCTTGTCCATTTTTCTATTGCCTGCCGGGTCTTTAGTTATAACCGTATTAGCGGCACACATCGTAAGAACTGGGTTTAATCCATGGCATATCCTATCATTTAGTAGCTCAGCTTCAAGATTATCAATCGCCGGACTCATATCCTTATAGCCCTGACCAAATTGAACCAAAGGGAATTCTATACTTTTCCTTTCGCATTCCTTCTTAAAGACATCTATTCGCCACCGATCAAATCCCAGTGAAATTATATCCCTATCTGCAATAATCTCCTCTATTTCTGTAACTACATATTCATAGTCTACAGTTTTGCCTGGCGTGGTTCTTATTAATCCGTCGCGCTCCCATACATCATACGGCTGCCTATCCTCTTTCGACCGGTCATAAATAGTATCGCCTGGCATCCAAAAATATGACTCTACACCTATGAGGCCATCTTCACCTTTACCAATTAAAACTAATGACGTTAAATCAGTTCTAGCCGACAAGTCTAGACCGCCATAAATCTCATCGCCTTCAAGTATTCCGCGGTCATCACCATTAGCTTCCCATACCGACTTTGAAACAAAAGGCGACACCAACGAAACACGTTGATTTAAGTTTAAGTTTCGAAAAGTATTTTCAAAGCTTGGCATTCTCGCTGCTTTCTCTGCCTGTTTTCGCATATCCTTTTCGCTACGAAATAAACCTATAGCAGGGTTCGCCGCCTTCCACGCTGCTTCGTCTAAACAATCAGCATCTTTATCCGCTGCGTAAACGTGGCATATAGTTTTTTTAGGTTTATTTATTTTAGCGTCATCGATTAAGATGCTGAACATATCACCATCGTTAGCCGCCTGGGTACTGATGTAAATTAGTAGCGGGCTATCATAAGCACCCTGCGCCGTAGTAATTGCATCAACAAAGTCAGATTGTGGTCCGCTTATCTGTCCAACTTCATCCAGAATAGCAAGGATAGGGCTTTTACCGTGGGCGGTTTTACCTTCTGAACTAATTGCTTGATACTCAACATTCAGTGGTAAGCCAATTAACTTTTTAGAGCTTTCTATTATTGTTATAATGCTTGACAGTGTTGGCGACTGTTGGACACATTTTTTTGCAAGATTGAAAACTTCTCCCGCCTGATCTCTCGACATTGCTCCAGAAACTATTCTTGAATTTTGTTTGGCCTCTGGCCCGACGGTATGAAGAATAACTAAGAATGAAATTGTTGCGGTCTTGGCGTTCTTCCTTGCCATCGAAAGAGCGGCTGTATCAGTTATATTTACGTTGTCGTAAATTGACAAAATAAACAAAACCTGAAAGTCAGCAAGCACCACTGCATTTCCAACCTGATCACCCTCGGGGATTACCATGTAACGTTCAATAAATGTGCAATTCCTTTCACCTCTAGTCAGCTCAGCAATCGGAATACTGCGCCAATCCCTTAAGGTAATATTTGGCCCTGAATATATATGCGAATTGATTTTAATGACGATTCATCCCTGGAATTAAACCGTCGTCCGTCTCTTCGACAACTTGCGCCGCTCTGCTCGCTGCCTTATTCCCTTTAACCTGATCCTTTGCTTTGCCTAATGTGGCCTCGGCGTGTACGTGTAGCATTCTCGAAAGCGCAACCGATCGACGCGACAGGGTCTCAAGTAGTTGGTGTTTAGGGTTTACTATCGGCGTGCCCCTTTGATTCTCAATCACATCACCCTCGGCATATATTTGAGCCTGCATTCTCTCGATATCATATTTGCATCTGGCAAGATTTGCCGCCGTCTCTAAATCCGCGTTATTCCATTTGTGTTTTGCTCTGGCTTCCATAAGCGAATACCAAAAAGGCATAGCTTCACCGGCTAGGCTTACATGCTCGGGCGGCTCGTGTGGCCCGTCGATAGCGTCCGTCATTATTTCACCAGCCCCCTTTGCGCTGTCGCACCTTGTTCGTTTCTTATCCGTCATATTATGGCGCCTGATTAATGTTTGTCCTATAATCGCGCGCGTGCGCACAACTGGTTGATTCTTGCCGCCATATTATGGCTAGGCTTTGTTGGTTAACGATAAAAGAAGGC